ACCTACATTTATTATTTGTAGAAAAAGTTGGCACTACACCAGATGTTTGGATTAGAAAAATCGGTCCAAGTTTAGACAAGTGGATTAACAAAAAATGAAAATCAACGAATTATTAGAATCAGCTACCTCGGGTGGTACTAGTTCGGGCGCAATAGCATCTGTTGTAAATCCAGGCGGCAAAAAGAAAAGCGAAGTAGGTTCATTGTTCGGCGGAAGCTATGGTGAAACAATGAATAATAAACCTAAGAAAAAAACCAAAATAGTTAAGAGATAACATTATGATGAATGAACATAAAAAAGGTGTAAAGGCGGTAAAGTACACAACTAAGCCAAGAAACTTTGTTGCTAAAAATGCTACTACAGCTGGTGCAGGTGCTCACAAAGATAAAAAGAAAGCCGCTAAACAAGGTGAAGTGAAACATAAGAATAAAGATTATGCAGAACATCTTGAACAATCACTTAAATTAGCACTGTCGGAAGGCAGACATGGTTACGATTCTTATGGATATAGTCTTGCGCCGGGACATGATGAGGGCGAACCAGTTTACAGTCGCTACCATGATGTAGCAGGCGGCGGAGCACCTCGTAATTATTCTAGTGCAAATTCTCAAGGCGGAGCATATGATGTTTACATTGACGGACGTCGTTGGAAAACATTCGATACCCGTAGCCATGCATCAGCCGTTGCTAACAAACTAATTGTCAAAGGTAAAAGAGCCCAAATTAAAGCAGTTTCTGAAAGTTTTGCCAAAGAAGATCATGGCGAATTTGGCAAGGCTAGTTTTGATACAGCAATTAGCTCAAAGATTCAACCTAGCAATCATCAGCAAATTGGTCGCAAAGATCCCAGAAGTCAGATCGGTGAAGGCGAAGATGCAGAAGGTGCAATGGCACGTACACAACTAATTGGTGCGGCTAAACAAGCATTAGAACTTGCTGGTAAATTGAAAAGCGATACTCAATTAGATTCTTGGGTACAATCCAAAATTACTGTAGGTACTAATTATATTGATACTGTTTATAATTTCTTAATGAATGGTAAACAAGACGTAGACAAATAAATCACAAAAGCATTGACTTCTCCTGTGTAGGTATATATACTATAGCACACAGGAGATTTTTTATGAGTAAAGCATTTGGCGCACCAGAGCAGGCAAAAATCAAACAAATCGTTTCAGAAGGCATGACAGTTATGCAAGAGATTCAAGATTTGACAGATGGTCTCAACGAGACTATTAAAGCAGTAGCAGAAGAACTAGAAGTAAAACCCAGCGTTATTAAAAAAGCAATTAAAGTATCAATGAAAGATCAATGGGATCAAGTTTGGAGAGAATTTGACGATCTCGAAACTATTGTCGATATTTCTGGACACTCTCATCGCCGTGAAGAATAATGAACGATTTATTCTACGGTATTTTTTCTTGGATCAAAGATGATTTTAGAAGTCATCCTTTTCGTTTTTGTATCGAGCTTCTTGCTTGGGCTATTAGTATTGGCTGTAGTATCACAATGGCCCTTACAGTCCCTACACCACCTCTCATTGTTCTTTATCCTATTTGGATCAGTGGTTGTGCTATGTACGCTTGGGCTAGTTACACTAGGAAATCATTTGGCATGTTGGCTAATTACATCCTGTTAGTATCGATCGATACAACTGGATTGATTAGGATGTTAACGCATCTATGATTAAAGTATTTGAGAATTGTATTCCTATTGAACTGCAAAATCGATATTTAGATTTTGCTAATAAGTTAGATTGGATTTACAATAACTCAACTATATATAATCAAGAAGTCAAAGAATCTAGAATAACGGATGAGATTTATGATGTCGGACAATTATCTCGTCCGCTTTATCCTAAAGAATATCATTCATTTGACCCACTAATAAAATTGTTTGATCAACTGTATGTGTTAAGAATAAAATACAATTTATTGTGGCGTTGTGCAGATACATTAGGAAGATGGAATTCTCCACATAGGGATATGGAGGAGAACGAATATGTATCTGGAATATATTATGTAAAAGACAGTGATGGCGATACTGTTTTTTTTGGTGATACAATAACAAGAATTACACCCAAAAAAGGAACACTGGTAATTTTTCCTTCTAACTTGTTACACGCATCATCTAACCCACAAATCAGTCAAGAACGCATCGTGATTAATTTTGTAGCAAGACAGAAAGATATAAATATTAGTGCGAAAGGTTAAGCAAGCCATAAATTGCTAACAAGGTATTTTGCAAGCCGTAAATTGCAATGGAGAAAATAAATGAGTTATGTCGATGCCATCTGGAATCGCGACACTGATACTGTTCACGTTGTCGAGCGAGATCCAAAAAAGGGTAGAATCTACACAGATTACCCAGCCCGTTATGTGTTCTATCATCCAGACCACAAGGGAAAATACAAATCAATCTTCGGCGAAAGCCTATCAAAAGTTTCTTGTAAGAATTGGAAAGAATTTATCAAGGAACAAAAAATCCATTCAGGACAAAAATTATACGAAAGCGATATTAATGCGGTCTTCCGTATTTTAGAAGAAAACTATCTTGGTAAAGAACCTCCAAAACTAAATGTAGCATTTTGGGATATTGAGGTGGACTTCGATCCAGAACGTGGTTATGCGTCTCCAGAAGATGCGTTCATGCCAATTACTGCGATTGCTGTTCACCTACAATGGTTAGATACTCTTGTTTGTCTTGCTGTTCCTCCAAAGACACTAACAATGGAGCAAGCACAAGAGCAAATTAAAGAATTTCCTAATACTATCTTGTTTGATAATGAAGCAGATATGTTAGAAACATTCTTAACACTAATAGAAGATGCTGATGTACTAAGCGGTTGGAACAGCGAAGGCTTTGATATGCCGTACACAGTTAACCGTATTATTAAAACACTGAGCAAAGAAGACACACGCAGACTTTGTTTGTGGAATCAATTTCCTAAGAAGCGTGAATACGAAAAGTTTGGTAAAGATGCAGTTACTTATGACCTAATCGGTCGTGTACACGTTGATAGTTTAGAATTGTATCGTAAGTATACATATGAAGAACGTCATAGTTACAGACTTGATGCTATTGCCGAATATGAATTAGGTGAAAAGAAAACACAATACGAAGGTACACTTGATCAACTATATAACAATGACTTTAAAAAGTTCATTGAATATAACAGACAAGATACTGCACTTCTAGATAAGTTAGATAAAAAACTCAAATTCATTGATTTGGCAAATACTGTTGCACACGAAAATACAGTATTAATTCAAACTACAATGGGTGCTGTTGCTGTTACTGAACAAGCAATTATCAACGAGGCACATCATAGAGGTTTAATTGTTCCTAGTCGTCCTAAGCGAGATGAAAATCTTGATACACAGGCCGCAGGTGCTTATGTTGCATATCCTAAAAAAGGATTACATGACTATATAGGATCAATGGATATTAACTCGCTGTATCCATCTGTAATTCGTGCATTAAACATGGGTCCAGAAACAATTATTGGGCAGTTGCGACAAGATTATACCAAAGAAGAAATTGAAAATAAAATGGCCAAGGGCGCAAGTTTTGCGGCCGCGTGGGAAGGTAAGTTTGGCAGTAACGAATACGAATTTGTTATGAAGCGAGATATTGCTCACGACATTATTATCGATTGGGAAGATGGTCGAACTGATGTATTAAGCGGTGCTCAGATCTACGAATTAATCTTTGAAAGCAACCAACCTTGGATGCTTAGTGCTAATGGCACAATTTTCACACACGAACACGAAGGAGTTATTCCCGGATTGTTAAAGCGTTGGTATGCCGAACGTAAAGAAATGCAGGCAAAACTAAAAGAAGCAATCAAAGCGGAGAATAAAATTGAAGAAGAATACTGGGACAAACGACAACTCGTTAAGAAGATTAACCTTAATAGCCTGTATGGTGCTATTCTTAACGCTGGGTGCCGCTTTTTTGATAATCGTATCGGGCAGTCAACCACCCTTACAGGCAGAGGAATTGCCAGACATATGGCATCTAAAATTAATGAAGTCATCACAGGCGAATACGACCACCTCGGAAAAAGTATCATTTACGGAGATACTGACTCAGCCTATTTTAGCGCCTATCCATCCTTGAAGAAAGATATTGAAAAGGGTGCTATTCCATGGAATAAAGATACTGCTGTTCAACTATATGATACTATTTCCGATGAAGTTAATAGTACCTTCCCACAATTCATGGTAGATGCACATCATTGTCCAAAGTCACGTGGTGAAGTTATTAAGGCTGGTCGTGAAATTGTTGCTATTAAAGGATTGTTCATTACTAAGAAACGTTATGCTGTATTGTATTATGATAAGGAAGGCAAGCGACAAGACGTTGATGGTAAGCCAGGTAAGATCAAGGCCATGGGATTGGATTTGAAACGCAGTGATACTCCTGAATTTATGCAAAAGTTCTTAGAAGAAGTTTTGACTAAAGTTCTTAACGGTAGTCAAGAACAAGAAATTCTAGATATGATTAGCGAATTCCGAACTGAATTCAAGGCCCGCCCTGGTTGGGAAAAAGGTAGTCCAAAACGTGCAAACAATATTACTGAATATCAGGCTAAAGAAGCCAAGTTTGGTAAAGCTAATATGCCAGGACATGTACGTGCAAGCATTAATTGGAATACATTGAAGCGTATGAACGGTGACAAATATAGTCAACAGATTGTAGATGGTATGAAAGTTATTGTTTGTAAGGTAAAAGATAATCCACTTGGATATACTTCAGTAGCATATCCAGTAGATGAAATGCGTTTACCTAAATGGTTCCAAGAATTACCGTTTAATCACGCAGAGATGGAAACAACTATTATTAACAACAAGCTGGAAAATCTTATTGGAGTGTTAGAGTGGGATTTAGAATCTACTACACAAAACAATAATTACAATTCTTTATTCACATTTGATTAAAATAAATTTGACTTTACTCAAAAACCTAAATATACTTAACAAAAGGAAAATATTATGAGAGACATTTTGCAAGACATCGTAAGCCATACACACAATCTTGGCTTTTTAAATATCGTCAAGGTTACAGGCGAGCCAACTAAAACTGCTATCGACGCTATTTCGGACGATCGCAAGGTAGTTATGTTTGGTGAAACGACTACACCAAACCCAGAAATGCTTGGCACATTTGGTATGCCACAGCTTAATAAGTTAAAATTCCTATTAGATGGTCCAGATTACAAAGGTGATGCTACTATTGCTATCTATCGAGGCGATAAGGCAGGACACGTTGACATTCCACTAGGTGTTAACTTTGATAGCGCATTAGGTGATATCCACAATGACTATCAATTTATGAATGTTGATATTATCAACGAAAAAGTTAAAACAGGTAAGTTCCGTGGCGTTACTTGGCACGTAGAAGTTACTCCGACTGTACAGGCTATCCAACGTTTTGCGTTCCAGGCAGGTGCTAACAACGAACACGAAACTTTCTTAGCAAAAACAGACGGTGATAAGCTAGTGTTTAGCTTTGGAGATACAAGTACACACAATGGCGAATTTGTATTTGCTACTGGTGTTACAGGTAAGATCACTAAGGCATGGACATGGCCAGTTAGTAGCGTTCTTACTATTTTGAAGATTGCTGATGCTAACAATGCAAAACTTAGCTTCTCAAATGACGGTGCAATGCAAATTACACTAGATAGCGGTATTGCAACTTACAAGTATATTATTCCAGCACAAGCATGATAAAAGGTATAAATCAGGGTGGCAGATATATTAAGGTTGTCGGCGGACAACCTGGAGGTAATTATATTAACAACTACTCTGGTTCTCAAGGTGTAGGTAATATGAGATTCAATACTACCAACCAAAACATAGAAATATGGGATGGTAATAGTTGGATAACCATGCAGACAACTTATGCCACAGTGGAATTAGAATACGAAGCAGTAAATCTATTAGATTGGGCTAAAGAAAAACGTGCCGAAGAACAGCGAGTAAAAGAGTTGATTAAAACTAATCCTGCTGTTAAAATAGCATATGAAAATGTTTTAAAAGCACAAGAACAATTAAAAATAACAACTATATTGAGTACAGATGAATAAAGAACCAGTTAACCTAACCCCATTACAAAAGGACTACGCTGTATACTTGCCCGCTATCAGCAGTTTCTATAGCACGTACATAGCAAAGCAACGCCTAGAAAAGTTCATTGCAGATGAAAGAATTCCTGCAGGATTCGATCGAGGAATTGAAGGCATGAACTTTTTAAATCCTGAACAAGGATACTTTACATACAAATATGGATTGTATTCAGCAGGTCACGCACAGTTAGACTTACAAAAAAGTCTAACACAAGAATCAATGATTCAACAGCGAGATCGTGCTAACACAATGATCTTAGGCGATTCAGGTGGATACCAAATTGGTAAGGGTGTTCTTAAGTTTGACTGGCTAGACTTCGAAGGTGCAAGTGCTAACAAGACACGTCAACAAATCCTAGAATGGTTAGAATTAACTGCCGACTGGTCAATGATGCTAGACGTTCCAACATGGGCATGTGATCACGTACATAGTCCAAAGACAGGATTAAAAACTGTTGAAGAATGTTTAGAAAAGACTAGATTTAATAACGAATATTTTTTAAAGAATCGCTTAGGACAAACTAAGTTCTTAAATGTTCTACAAGGATGGGATTGGGATTCTGCCGAGAACTGGTATAACGGTGTTAAAGAATTTAGCGATACAGCAGTGTGGGGAGACAAAGCCGCCGAAGGTTGGGCGTTTGGAGGTGCTAACATGTGTAAGATGGACATCACTCTTAAGCGTCTAATGACCATGAGAGAAGATGGCATGTTAAAAGGTAAGAATTGGATTCACTTCTTGGGTACAGCACAATTAGACTGGGCGTGTTACTTAACAAGTATCCAACGTCAAATCCGTAAACACATTAATCCAGAACTTACAATTAGTTTTGACTGTGCAAGCCCGTTTATTGCTACTGCACACGGGTTAGTTTATACCAACGCACAGCATACAACTAAACGTTGGTCTGTTATTATGGACAAGGCTCCAGATAATAAAGCACTTTCAGGAAGCGATATTCCATTCCCGTTTGAATCAACTATTGGTCGTAGATTAACAATGGGAGATATTGCGTATTATGATCTCGGAGTAAGAAAGACAGATGCTGAATTAGGCAATGTTAAATTTAATCATTTAGATCCATCGCACTATCATGTTGTTCCTAGAATGAATAAGTTAGGTAAGATTCCAAATAGAACAAGTTGGGATAGTTTTGCCTACGCATTGATGATGGGACATAATGTTGAATGTCATATTGTTGCTGTACAACGTGCTAATCAACTAATGGATATTGAAACAGCCAGAGTCAAGCCTGATTGGCGTCATTGGAAGAAACTAAAAGACTCTGAAATAAGCAGTGATCAATACTCTGAATGGGTTCCACGTAACATTTTATATTTTAATCGTTTTGTAGAAGAACTGTTTAATACACAAACTAAAGCAGAAGCATTTGAAATGATTGAACAAGCCAAGACCATGCTTAATTCTATGATGGGTATGCGTTTACGTGGCGGTAATGCAAATAATATCTATGGAACATTATTTGATACAGACGAAGTTGTTCTAGATAAATCAGTATCACCGGTTAGTGCTATGCCAGTACTAGATGAAGATAAGTTAGATGATCTTGAATCGGAATTCTTAGATAAGGGAGAATAATATGCCACGTAAGAAAAAAGATGAAATTGCAAAAGTTGCGCCAGTTCCAGCCGGAACGCCATTAGTAAATGATGCCGGTAAGGTTGTTGCTATTGCCGATGGTAAACCAGCAAAAGGACCTAAGGTTACTCCAGCTAAACAGACAAAAAAAACAACCGAAACTTGGCCTAAAGTTACTGTAGGTAGTCACTTAACTGTGACCACTTATGAAAATGGCAAGACTGAACTTAAATGGGATGACGAAGCGTTGGCTCGAGATATTCGCAATGCTCTTGCCGAGTATGAAGCCAGTTTGGCAAAGCCAAAACGTAGCAGAAAGCCAAAAGATATTGCTATTTCTTAAACTTTAATATATAATTTATACATGAACAGAGATTACGCAGACGGAGTAACAGCAGAGAATATTACATTCTTTGTAGGTTTAGAAGTCGAACACACAGCCGCATACGGAATGGAAACCTTATTTGTTACAGGTGTACATGATCCAGATGTTATCTTAGATATGGCAAAAGAACACGGTGTCAAACACATTTACTTTGGTGCTAATCAGAGTTTTCCAAAACTCGATATAAATGATGTAACAAGTTGGCGACCATGGGAAAATATGATCAAATCCTGCTTGCAACAAGATTTTTGGTGTACGTTAGATTTTGATGTATCTTGTGTTGAAGGTGTATTAGAAGGCGGACTTAACGAATATAGAAAATTCATTTCTATGATCAGTGTTAAGATCCCGTATATTAATCAATTCAATTATCATGCAACTGTAAAGATTGATGATAAAGATTTCGAAGCAACTAATCCAGGTGTATGGACACATAGGCTCCGTGACTTACAACGTGAAACAAAGTTTACGGATTGGGATCAATATAAAGATGACGAGATTCAAGAATGATTATTAAACAAGATATTAGGCCATTAAAGATGATTTGGGTTACCTTTCAAAAAGAAGGTATTCACAAGTATCCAGCCGCACTAACAGATCCTGCTCTTAAAACAGGCGACGAGTACGATGTTAGTTTCTTAGGATATCCACATCGTCATACATTCCATTTTAAAGTATGGATTCAAGTAACACACAATGATCGTGATATTGAATTCATTCAGTTTAAACGCTGGTTGGAAAAACTCTACACAGGGTTACTACAACTAGATTACAAGAGTTGTGAAATGATGTCAGATGAATTACATGACGTTATTTCTCACAGGTATCCAAATCGAGAGATTTGGATTGAAGTCTCCGAAGATGGAGAAAATGGTTCATTTATTAAGTACTAAAATAAGGAAATAGAAAAATGGCAATTCCTGCCTATATTCAAAAAACTCTCCGCTTGAAACCCGAAGTTGAAAAGATCTTTGATGATCTAGAAGCATGGCATGATCATTGCCGTTTCAACCTTCTTCCTTTTAACCCTACAGACTTGTATAAGTCGAAAGAATATCGCGATTGGCAGTATCGCAAGAACGGCGGCAAGTTCCGCGAACGCAAACCTTACTTAGGTAAGAATCCACGGTACAACAATGACCGTATTTCTAATTGATCTAGAAGCTGTCGAGACTAGGTACACTGGCGAATGGAAAAGCCATGTACCTAATCTCTTGCGAAAGGCAGGACACGATGTTCAAATTATATCTGGCCCTACTGATATTCCTTCAGCCACTACTCCTGGTGCTTTTCTTAATTTTGGCGGTACCAATAT